TAGCATCTAGTACGACCGACCTCTGAGAGTAGAGATCTATAGAGCTTAGGGCTGTAGCGTAGTTAGTAACTACACCAGCCGAGACATAGGTAGCCACTGCTCCAGACACAAAGGCAGCAGCTTGAGAAGTACCGCTCTTCTGAGATGTACCGCCATTGATTCCGCTAGAGGTAATCCTTGAACCAGGGGCAAATATGTCAATGCAATCTCCCCAATTAGAGAATGGAGATCTAGTGTTTTGATCATTTACAGAACCAACGCCAATAACTCCAGGAGTACTAGCAGGAGAGAACGTGCACGCATCCACGGTAGAGTTTCCACCAGCGGTTATAACAATCATTCCAGCATCTACTAGTCGAGAAGTAGCGGCGTTTACTGCATCGTCTTTTGACCCACCTAGGCTCATATTGACAATAGCTGGTTGACCTGACGGGTGGTTATTTAATATCCAACTAATGCCAGCAGTAAGAGTTGTAGTAGTTCCCTGACCGGAGCAGTTTAAAACCCTGACAGGGACAATAGTTGCAGACTTAGCAACACCATACAGAGATCCACCAATGATTCCAGCAATGTGCGTACCGTGGCCATGGCAGTCTGACTGGTCTAGATTCTGATTAAAGGCGTCAAACCCATCGAGCACTCTGCCGTCAAAGCCAGCTGCTCTAGCATCAACACCAGTGTCGACAACATATACTCGAACTCCATTTCCAGAGCTGGTATATGAATACGAGCCATCTACGGTTCCATCAATGCGGTCTAGCCCCCAGTCTGCCCCGCTTTGCACGTCCATCGCAGTGAATAGAGTCTCTGCAACGCTAAGCTGAGGGGTTAGTCCAGAAAAGGACGCAGTAAGACCGAGCGTTAGCGCGGCACCTATAAAGCCTGTTATACGTTTAATCATGACCGTAATCTAACATAGACTACACAAATACGCAAGTTTTTAGGTTAAAACCTGTATTCCTTGAATTTATCTACAAAAGCGCTGCTTATGTGGAGATTCGTGTGATACCCAAAGTGCCCCATCCCATTAGGCTTTTTGTCTGCAGCAAAGTCAAATAGATCCCCAGCAACAGTACTCTCCTTGGCGTGACAGTCAGTGACCCCATCGCGATAGGGGGTTATGTAACTGATATAAGAAGACAGGTCGAAATAGGGGTCCATACCCCTGAGCACTTTATCGAATAATTCAACTGACTCGTCGTGCCATGAAGCCCACACCAACTTAATGTTAGATGCCTTACAGTATTCAATTAAGAATCCCATGTGAGTGATCGAGAGATGTAGTGGCGTCTCTAGTGGCACAACATCTAAAAGATTATGCGGCTTCTGGGAGAACCTAGGAGTATCTGCCCGGTGCGTTAGATTGAGACGCTCCACCCCACCATGGGTAGGTCGTTGACTTACTTCCTTCATAGGTGGAACAGCTAAGTCGGTGTTATAGCCAGATAGCATCCTAAAAGGGTCTGGAAGAAGAACAGCAACTGATTTAGGTGCGCCATATCTAGCAAAGTATTTAAATAGATTGGCCACTATTGCCTGAATAGACTGACCTGGAGTAGCTAGATTTAGATACCTAGATACGCCTAGCTCTTTAGCAACAATGTTCGTCCACATATAGTCATCAGGGATTCCAACGCCAAAGGTCTGGGAACAACCAGAGAACACGATTTCTTGGTCTCGATCGAGTTCATTAGATCTATATCCATCAGAACTTAGCTTGTACTCTCCCACCAGCGGGTGATTGAAGTCTTGCGGGGTGGCAGTCCCAATAGTGGTAGCATCGCCTAGCCTTAGGTTTTTCTGAAAAACTCCACCAGTAGAATACTTTCCATAAAAGATGGAGTATACCCCGTAAGACTCAGGGTCGTTCTTCACTAGGACTGAACTCCAGTCGAGCCAAATCCGCCTTCGCCTCTGTCAGTATCGCTAAGGGCGTCTACTACTTCAAACTCGGCAGTTTCAACTTTCTGAATCACCAGCTGAGCAATACGATCACCTTTCTTGGCCACAAAGTCCAACGGGCTCACATTCAATAGAACAACGCCAACTTCACCGCGGTATCCAGCGTCAATAGTTCCAGGCGTGTTTAGTACGGTGATTCCTTGTTTAAGTGCTAGCCCAGAGCGCGGGTGCACTAAGCCAACATATCCCTCAGGGATGGCAACTTTAATTCCAGTAGGAACTAAAGCCCACTGGTGCGCAGGAATACGGGTGTCCTCGCTTGCAATCAGATCACAACCAGCGTCTCCTGGTTTAGCGTAAATAGGGGCGTTTCCTACTACCTGAATCTTTACTGCCATATTCTTGCCTCCATTGTTCCTCTGCAAAACGGGCATAGCCCACTAAATAGGTTTTCTGTTGAATACCAGCAACCACACTTGTGGCAGCAGTCTTTGTCGTTACTCATTGTCATTTTCTTCTAGCTCAGCTCGCTTAGCAGCAAGCTTCTGTTTATGTTCAATAGCCAAGTTTGCTACTGTTTGATTCTTGTAGTGTACACGTTTAATTCGCTCCATATAAAAACTTCTGCAGTTCTCTGCTCCCTTAGGGCCGCCCCAAACATCAATCCATTCCACGCCATTGTGGTTAGTTACATGCTTTATGAATCGGAATCGACCACGTTCACCGGAAATTTTTAGTTCAGTGCCAGGAGACACATTTCTCCCGTTTATCTGGATTTCAGTCTGGTATACCCAGTTATCGTTTGGTTTTGGCCCTTGCTGAAGCTGGGATTTCTTTTTTCGCCCCACTAGTAAAGTCCTCTTCTATCTGCATCCACTTAACAACATCAGGGTTGTCTTTAATGAACGATAGCATAGGTGCTTCCCAAAGTCCAATAAAGTGGTGTTCCCAGACATCATATTCGTCTTTTGGTTTAGGTTGAACCTGACCAGCGTACACCATAGTTATCACATGGATGATTTCGTGTAGAAGAGTTTGTTGCTTTTTATTTAGAGAAATATTGATATCTAGCACAATGATGTTCCCAGCATCAATCGTGTATCCATAAGAACTGTCGTTAAGTGTCCCGTCTTGCTTGATGGTTCTTTCTTCAATTTTGAACACCTGACCGCCGATTTTAACTCTCTTCGGCGTCTCCATTTTGTTCCTCCAGGTTAAGGGCGTCTACGATATTCTTGATACTAGAAGGATACCAGGTGCCTCCCCTAGGGGTCTGGATGCCGCTTGAATTAAGGGCGTCTGCGATTGCCTGGAAAGAATACCCTAATCTTCGCTTTAAAGCAACTTTTTCTCTAACCTCATCAGGAATCTGCTGCTTAGGCCCCAAGTCTTTGCCCCAAACAACTCCGCGCTCTCTACGGTCTTTGTGAATGTCTTTTGCGCGTTCAGCAATGATGCCACGTTCCATCTCCGCGAGCGCGGACATAATCGTAACCACAAACCTGCCCTGGTAGGTGGACGTGTCAAGATTCAGGTCTAGCAGGATAAGTCGCCAGTTGTTCTTATTCGCCCTGTCCACAATGTCCAGAAAGTCTTTGGTTGACCTAGCCAATCTGTCAATTCTGGTAACAATAAGGGCGTCTGCCTCTTTGTTGTCTAACCGCTTAAGGGCGTCTATTAATTTAGGTCTACCGGACACGCTTTTACCTGAGCGGCCCTCTTCTTTGACAAGCTCACTCTCGGTGAAACCATACATCTCTCCAGCCTGGCGAAGGGTTCTTTCCTGCACATCCAAGGATACGCCGTCCTCAACCTGCATAGTCGTGGACACTCTCGCATAGAGTAGCGCTTTACTGGTAGAATCAGTCATTAGCACCTCTCTTAGATGAAAGTCGGAATATTACTATGTTAGACCTAAACGAGTCGTACGTATCTGTCATTGAAGATTTTATACCAGCCGAAGAGGCTAAGCAGCTAGGCCATCATATCGTCGAGAACAGTGAAGAAGACCGACGAGACTACTACCGTATGATGCCCCTAGGCAAGGCCGACCGAGTCATGGTTGAAGGTGGATTCAAGTGGGACACCAATAACTACATCAAGAAGGCAGCTGATTACGCATTCTCCGAGTTCAAGAAGAGATATGACCTAGATGATTCCTTTGTGCTAGACAGAGCCTTCGGAAACATCATGATGGAGAATGCACAGCTAGACAGTCACATGGACTTCTCTTATGACGAGAGCTCAGAGCACGATTCGTCTAAGAAGACATTTGTGGCTGGCCTCTTCCTATCGGATGACTACGAGGGTGGAACCATGACCTTCTATGAGCCAGGAGTTCTAAGGGCCAACCCAAAGGCAGGAACGCTAATCCTGTTTAACGGTCACTCTATCCAGCATGGCGTGGAGAAGATAACCAAGGGTACCAGAGTCAATATTTTATACATGTTCTACTACAGTGACACCAATTCCGTACAATCTTAGGTCTAAGTTTGTATGACATTTATGTACGTAGTCTTTTGTACATTAACCAACAAAATACTGGTGTTCAATATGCTACATTTAGTACCTTAAGTTGTCTATAATTCGATCGGAGTATAATAAAGATATGCAGTTAACATTCATACCTGGCACCCCTATAGCTACGACTAGCGACATCTTATCCGAGGCAGATCTAGAGCATCTTATAGAGGCATACAGTAAATCTTCCAATAAATACTTCATTTTCGACGAAGATAATCTAAAGGGAGAGAACTTCTGGCGGGACAAGAACACATCGGTATACGATATCGATGGGCTAGACGAGGGCTTAGTGGCCAGACTAGAGAACGCTGTTAAAGAAGCTTTTAAGCTATATTTGTCTGAAACCAAGGCAGAAAAGCCGATGTATGATATGACATCCTTTGCAACCATACACAAATGGGTTGAAGGAGCATCGATGGGGGTCCACTGCGACAGCTCGGATGGCAACGACCAGATAAAGTACGGGTTTGTTTACTACTTGAACGAAGACTATGTTGGTGGTCAAATCTACTACCCAGAGTATGATCTAGAGCTCCAGCCAACTAAAGGGCTACTAGTGCTCCACCCAGGTGACATTGAACATGGTGTCAATGAGGTTATTTCTGGAGTTCGTCTAAATATGACAGCTTTTGCACTAGACGAGTCCTAGCAATGGGCAGTCTGTACTTTTTAGAGAAAAACATCCTATCAAGGCCTGAAATTGATGCGCTAATCCGCTACATAGAGGCTGACCCGGAGCCAGACCACAGGCCACATTATCAACACAAAGGTATATACCTCAGTGATGTTTATGGCAACGACATTCCAGAGTTGGATTGCCTAAAGGGGGTAGTTAGACTTTGCAATAAAGTTTTCAATGAAAACTACAGTTTTAAGTACAACAGATTCGAGCTTAAAAGGTTATTTGGAAACATAATGACCACCGGAGCAGAGAACGAAGCCCATGACGATGACGGAGATGTCTACCCCGGTAAGCCAGAGATAGAAGAGCATTATTCTGCAATATTGATGCTCTCGGATGACTATTCTGGTGGAGAACTGTTTTTCCAGCATCACAATCATGAGATCAAACTAGAGGCGGGGGATCTGATCATGTTTAGGGGGAATGCAGAAAATTTGCATGGAGTCAGGGAAGTCACATCTGGTAAAAGAGTAAATGTTATTATCTTTTTCAGAAACTACCCACTAGAAAACCCGATTGACGATGATCAGTGGCTTGAGTTTATTGGTGGACCTGGCGGGAATTGAACCCGCGTCCAATGAAAGTTCCATCGTTCTTCTACAAGCTTAGGCAGTGAATATTTCGGAGACTGCACTGCCACATCTCCTGGTGCTTCAGTTTTACGTCTCCAGCATGGACGTGGTGCGGGTTGTCCTATTTATTTAAAGCCTAGCTGCCCACTTAGGACTAGTGCTTTGCTAGGGGTTCTAACTACTTATTGCTAAGCAGCTAGAGCGAATGCAGAACGTGATTCAGCATTTATTTCTTTTAGCGGTTTTACGAGACTCCGCCATCTCGGCTTGCTTCACCGACTTCAGTTTCACTGTCGAAACCAGTCAGGCCCTTGTATTTAGTTATAAGCCCTCCGTGGTCACCGATTACTGCGGTTCGGAACTATTCCCGAGGGCTCTACATCCTAGACGGTCGCTGTACTTTCTACCCCTGAACGGGTTCCAGACTTTCGCACTATCACTCCGCCAGGGTAGGCTTCGGATGTAGACAGCAGTCACAAAAGTTGTTCAGACTTCTGCCTTGCGCTCCCCTCCGTGGATTCGAACCACGAACCGACGAGTTAACAGCTCGTTGCTCTGCCATTGAGCTAGAGGGGATAGTTAGTTACTTTCCAGTAACTAGTCGACGCTTCTCAGGGTCCCAAACTTTTGGACGCTTCTTAAACGCCTTCTCGTTCTTTCGATCCGAGTTGCTTCCTTTTGCGGCTGGTGCTCCGCCCTTACCTTTTGCCATTGTCTTTTCCTTTTTTATTGAGTTGCGGAGGCAGGATTTGAACCTGCGATCTCTAGGTTATGAGCCTAGCGGATTTCCGAGCTACCCTACTCCGCGTCGTTGGACTATTTAAATATCAATTCCACGATTTGTTGCACGCCACGTGGATGGCGAATGGTTTGCTTCTACAGCCTTCTTATTTAAATTGTCTTCGTATAGGCGAAGTATATGAATACATGGATCTCCGCCGTCTTCAAATTCTGCATCTTCAGGCTCTGATGTTGGTAGGCCGTCGTGAGTGTGGCAGACAGCAGGGCCGCACCACCCTTTTTTAATACCGTGGGCTAGCCACTCTTCAAAATCTTGCATACATAAATAATAACCCCTACCAGACATGACGTCAAGTAGGGGCTGTTATTGGTTTAGGTTTTTATAGACCAGTCTCGTCAGACGAAGCTGGTTCAGACTTCTTACCTTTATCGGCTTGGCCACCAAATGCACTGTTGATCTCGTCAACATCTAGCTTGCCATCGATCATGTAAGCACGAGACAGGTTCTCTGCAACGTCCATAACACCAATAAATGCAGCCATAGCGCCTGCCTGCCAGAGTTCTACTCCAGCGATTGAACCACCAGCAAAAGTACCACTTACACGAAGGATAATTAGTGCTGCAGTTCGTCTGAATACCTCAGCGAATACTCCCATTTGAGCTCCTAGGATAGATGCGATTAATATGCTTCTCTCCCAAGCACTACAATTCTACCACTCACCAAGATACGGGAGTAGGGGCCTTTCGGGTTAGCTGAATGCCGCGTCGCTTCCTCAGGGATTCCCTCTGAGACTCGGTGGTGCCGCCCCAGACACCAGTTTCAGCGTTTCTTAGGGCAAATTCTAGGCACTGAAGCGCGACAGGGCATGAGGAGCATATTCTCCTTGCTTCCGCTAAATTTGTGTATTTAGAGACTATTTTATTGGGAGATATCTCTGTTTCCTGAGGAAAGAATAGCTCGGGATCGACAGTAGAACATGAGGGGGTGTCGTCAAATATAAATTCTGGGATTAACAGGTCTCTATTGTCTGGACGACTAGTCATTAAATTATCCTCGTTTTGCGCTAAACCCGGTGCCTTTAAAAGTGATCGGGGGTGTACCGAATATACGAATAAGTGTACCGGGACAATCTGGTTTAGTGCAAGTCGAACGAGAAGGTTTATCGTTCATTCCACGTACTTCAGTGAACTTGTGTTCAGTATTTTCTGAACATTTATACTCATAGGTAGGCATACATATATCTTACAAAAGAAAAACCACCCCGAAGGGTGGTAGTTCTTTATTAGTCGTTTCCGCCACATGGGCAGTTACCGCCGCACTTGCAGCCGTCCATGATTCCTCCTTAAAAATCCCAGTCTTCGTCAGTAATAGATTCGTGCTTACCCATAACATAGCTTGAACCAGAACCCGAGAAGAAGTCGTGGTTCTCGTCTCCGCCTGGAGATAGTGCAGCCATGATGGCTGGATTAACGTTAGTTACTTCCTTAGGGAACAAAGCTTCGAAGCCCAAGTTCATTAGGGCCTTGTTGGCGTTGTAGTGAAGGAACTTCTTGACGTCCTCGGTTAAACCCTTTTCGTCATACAGGTCAGCAGTGTACTTAATCTCGTTCTCGTAGAGCTCAAGAAGTAGGTCATAGGTGTACTGCTTTAGCTCTTCCTGACGCTCATGGGTTGATTCATTGTACGCAAGCTGGAACTTGTAGCCAATGTAGTAACCGTGAACTGCCTCATCGCGAATGATCAGGCGGATTAGGTCTGCGGTGTTGGTAAGCTTTGCACGGGAAGACCAGTACATAGGTAGATAGAAGCCCGAGTAGAACAAGAAGGATTCCAACAGGGTGGAGGCAACCTTACGCTTCAATGGGTCTTCGCCGTTGTAGTAACTGAGAATAATCTCGGCCTTCTTCTGAAGGTAAGGGTTCTCCTCCGACCAACGGAATACCTCGTCAATGTCCGCAGTCGAGCAAAGGGTCGAGAACACGCTTGAATAGCTCTTTGCGTGCACTGACTCCATGAAGGCGATGTTGGTGATTACAGCCTCTTCATGCTGAGTCCTGGAGTCTGGAAGAATGCTCATAGATCCGACAGTACCCTGGATGGTGTCCAGCATGGTTAGCCCAGTAAATACCCTCATAGTGAGTAGCTGCTCTGCTGGAGTTAGGGTGCTCCAAGACTGAATATCATTTGATATTGCAATCTTCTCGGGAAGCCAGAAGTTCTGGGTTAAACGATTCCAGACCTCCAGGTCTACGGCATCTTCAACCTTGTTCCAGTTGATTGGGCGAGTTATAGCTGACATGATACGCAACCTTCCATCTCTGTTCCTTCTAGTGCATTTTGACGAATACGAATGTAGTAAATGGTCTTGATGCCCTTTTTCCATGCGTAAATCTGTGCACGGTTGACATCGCGGGTAGTTGCAGTGTCCTTGAAGAACAGGGTTAGCGATAGACCCTGGTCAACGTGCTGGGTAGCAGCGGCATAGACATCAATAATAGCCTCTGGACCAATCTCATAAGCATCCTTGAAATACTCGATGTTATCGTTAGTGAGGCCAGGCGCTGGGTAGTAAACACGACCAAGCTTTCCTTCTTTACGAACCTCTACAGTTGCAGCAATAGGGTGAATCGAGCTAGTGGAATTGTTAACATAGCTGATCGAGCCAGTTGGTGGCACGGCCTGTAGGTTCTGGTTGTAGAGACCATGCTCCATTACGAAGTCACGAAGCTCAGCCCAGTCCTTCTTTTTAGGAAGCTTAATCTTTGCATCCTTAAATAGCTGCGCAACCTTCTCAGTCGCAGGCTCCCACTTCTGGTCGATGTACTTGTCGAAGAAGCTGCCATCAGCATACTTAGACTTCTTGAAGCCATCAAACGGACTCTTAGTTTCCTGGGCCATCTCTGCAGATGCCTTTAGGGCGTTGTAGAGAATAGTCATGAAGTACATGTTCGTGAAGTCTAGTGACTCCTCGTCGCCATAGTGCATGCGCTCCTGACCAAAATAGCCATGAAGGTTCATCTGCCCTAGGCCGATAGCACGTGACTTAAGGTTACCTTCAGCGATAGACATGACTGAGTCGATGTAGCTCAGGTCTGCTACTGCGGTAAGAGCCTTGATAGCGGTCTTTACAGACTTAGCAAAGTCTGGAGACTGCATCATCTTAGCCACATTTAGCGAGCCAAGGTTGCAAGAGATATCCTTACCAATTTCCTTATAGCTAAGGTCATTGTTGTAAATAGTGGGGGTGTTTACCTGAAGAATCTCAGAGCAAAGGTTTGACATGTTAATGCGGCCCTCAATTGGGTTAGCAGCGTTCACGGTGTCCTCATACATCACGTATGGATAGCCGGACTCAAACTGAAGCTCTGCAATTCTCTGTAGAAGCTCACGAGCCTTGATCTTGGTCTTCTTGATGCGCGCGTCATCAACCATCTCCTGGTACTTCTCAGTCACTGAGATGTCTCCAAACGGAACTCCGTAAACATTCTCGACATCATATGGAGAGAACAGGTACATGTCCTCGCCGTTCTTAGCTAGCTCCATAGTCACATCTGGGATAACCACACCGATGGAAAGAGTCTTAATACGAATCTTCTCGTCAGCGTTCTCACGCTTGGTGTCCAAGAATCGCATGATGTCTGGGTGGTGAGCGTTTAGGTAAACCGCACCGGCACCCTGACGAGCACCTAGCTGGTTGGCGTAGGAGAAGCTGTCTTCCAAAAGCTTCATCACTGGGATAACACCAGAAGACTGGTTCTCGATCTTCTTGATTGGTGCACCAAGCTCACGCAGGTTGCTGAGGTTTAGTGCAACACCGCCACCGCGCTTGGATAGTTGCAGGGCGGAGTTGATGCCGCGGGCGATCGACTCCATGTTGTCTTCGATGCGAAGCAGGAAGCAGGAGACAAACTCACCGCGCTGCTTCTTACCAGCGTTCAAGAAGGTTGGGGTTGCTGGCTGGAAACGACCGGTGATAATTTCGTCTACTAAATCCTTAGCAAACTCCTCACTGCCTTTAGCCAATAAGAGGGCGTTCATGACAACGCGGTCTTCAAAGCGCTCTAGGTAGCGAGAACCGTCAAAGGTCTTGAGGGCGTACTGGCTGTAGAACTTGTATGCACCTACAAATGTAGGGAAGCGGAACCTGTGAGCATACGCCTGCTTAAACAGATCCTTAATGAACTCATCAGAGTAGAGGTCAAGTACTTCCTTTTCGTAGTACTCGTTCTCGACTAGATAGTGGAGCTTCTCTTCAATGCTGTGGAAGAATACAGTGTTCTGGTTTACATGGTCCAGGAAGTAGCGACGAGCTGCTTCCTTATCCTTGTCAAACTGAATTGTCTTATTCTCGCCCCATAGGTTGAGCATTGCATTTAATTCGTGGTAGCTGTAATTCTCCACAGCAGGTCCAGCCTCTCTTTTACTTGTTGAACATCTTCCGGTGTTCCCATGATCTCTACACGATAGAGTAAAGGTACACCAGTTTTTTCAGAAATCAACTCGGCTGCTTTACAGTAGTGGTCACCAAAATTGGTATTACCAGTTCCCACAACGCCTCGGAGTAAATCTCTATTGGCTTTTATGTTTAAAAATTTCTTAACTTGAACAGGAATAGTAGTCGTATCATTGCCGCCACCATATGTTGGAACAATTAAAACGTATTCCTTAG